AGGCGACCCGTTCTTTTTGTGGCGCACCGCCAGGGCCGCCATCTGGTGCATCCACGTCCCAGACGCTTCGGCGATGCCGTCTTTGTTGCGGACAGACTGAAAGCCTTGACTCGACGCCAGTGTGACGGGGTAGCCTGATTCCAAGGCTGCCGCAAGTTCGCTCCAAGTACGAATGGCGACGACGTGCTTGCAGGGATGCTTCTTGGCGATGCCGTCCATCACGCCTTTGTCGTTCTGCCCCCCGCATCCGTAGGCACCCCACTGCTTTGCTCGCTCGCCGCTGTATGTCGTCAGATCAATGCCGTTGACCTTCTCGCGGTAGATAACGCCGAACTCTCGCAGGAACTTTGCCGCACCGAAGCCGGTGGCACCATCGTTGAATCCGCCGTAGGGCTGGGCACCGTCTCCTGGCTTTCGCATCGCCTCGACTCGGGCACCGCCATACAGTGCTTCTGTGGATGGCAACAGCGGCGGCTCTGGAAGTTTGCCAAGCGACCAAGACACAGAGTCTTGGCAATACACGGCGTGCATCGCACCCCAGCTCACGCAGTCGCCGATGGCTTGCCTGCCCACGACGAACGGCTTGCCGTAGCGTGCCCGATGTGCGGCGTCGAGTTGCCGATAGAGAAACGTGTCAACGCCCTTGGCTTCCTGCATCGCCTCGGCACCCGCCTGGCTGAAATACTTCTCGTCGCCGAGAGTCGCCAAGAACGCCCGCGTACCTTCAGGGTCTGGCGTGTAGCCGAACTGCCCGTCGACCCGTGCGACGACCTTGCTCGTGGCTTGCGTCACGAGCGTCGACAGGATCGCCATGACGATGACGAACGCGACGGCAGAGATCGACCATTGGTTACTTCGCGACATCGGCGGCAGCCCTCGCAAGGTCACGCAGTGCAGCCACCCACGCTGCTCGGCTTTCGGGAGTCACAGGCCCACCAGACGAGCCGACGGCGTCGTCGAGGAACTTGTGGACGGCATCCCTGACCTGAGGCTGCCGGGCACCGATGCTCTCGCCACGGCATCGCATCTCGCGGGCGGCGATCCGTAGCTCGTCAAACGCCACGCCGGTCTTGAGCCGCTGGTCGTGCGAGCCGTCGTATTCGATGCACGACGCAAGCTCGTCGCACAGAGCCGAGAACGTCGCAGCGTCTGAGGCGGCAGACACGCCGATGAACTTGCCGCGTAGGGTGAACGAATCCGGCGGCACGGGCACCGGCGTCGGCGTCGGTGTGCTCGAGCGGCTTGGCATGAACGCAATCGCAGCAGCCACGAGCAGGGCACCGGCGGCCAAATGCTTGCCGTCGATCCTCGGCTTATTCGCCGATGCGTACCACGCCTGCACTCGCTCGGTGATCTGCTGACCGGCGAGAGCGTAGGCCGCGAACGCTAGAAGGATTACTGTGATCATTTTGCTCTCACCAGTGGGAGGATTGTCTCGATCGTCCCGGCTGCAATCGCCACGACCAACGCCCGAGCGGGTGGCCGGACAATGAACCAGAACGGGTAGACGGTCATCGGCACGCACGCGACGGCGAGGGCATCGAACAGCACCGCGACAGACTCCAGCACGATGTCCCTTTTCTGCGGCCCGGTGAGCGTCTGTGTCGCGTCGAGCATCTCAACCGCCAGCCTGACGAGTGCAGCCACCATCGACCCGAACTCAGCCCACGTCAGACCGTCGCGGGCTTGATCGCGAGCCGTGTTCAGGAATCGCTGAGCCGCGACGATGAACGCCGGGAGTGTGTTTTCGTCTGACACCATCGGGCACCTCGCGGGACGTCGAGCCTCAGTCCGATTCTGGCGGATTGCCCTGGCTGTCTGGCAGAGGCCACACGATCACGTCTAGCAGCCACTGGTAAACGTCCTGCCAGCAGTCGTCTGCTTCCTGCCACGATTCCTTGCGGTCGAGCAGAAACGGCTGCGTGAAGACTTCCTCCCGCCCGCCGACGATTTTCCCGTCGACGTCCTGCAATGTGAGGTACACATACCGCCGCCCGTATTCCACGACGATCCGCCGTTCGATGCCGTCGGGTCGCTCACTCATCGGAGAACCCTTCCAACGCCTCGCGGGCGTCGTTCGTCAGTTCGATCCTCTTCAGCACGAACTGCCGGGCCTTCACGACCTGCCGCTCGCCCCGCGTCCGGTCATCCCAGCGGCTCTGTATCTCTAGGCACGCCTTGCGTATCTCGCTGGGAGTCGGGTCGCGGGAGTCGCCCCGCGTTGGCTTGAACCTAAGCCGCCTGTCGTTTCGTAGCGGCAGGTTCCAGACGTCGCGGAGCCTCAGCACCTGATCCTTTGTGATCGTGAAGCGAGTGCAAAGGTCGGCGATAGGCATGTGCGTTGCCCAGTCGGCAGCGAACGCCTGAATGCTGATGGTTGCGGTGACGCCTGCCATGTCGCTACTCCAGCCAGCTCATAATCATTCGCATGCTCGGGTCAAGGTAGAGGTTCTTCCCAGTGTGCTTTGAGATCGTGCGATGCAGACCAACGTGCTCACAATCGAAACCGTCGTACTCACCTTGCAAATATGCCTGCGTTTCGTAAATCCCCATGCCGCCGAATGCACTTGCCACGACGACAGGTGGACTGCCTACCGGTGGAATCCAGTGATGCTTCCAGCCGCCCATGCCAGCGGTGTAGTCATCCCAATAGTTCGTCGGCTGTCCGACTCCACGCATCGCCCATGCGTCGTAGGTCAGGAACGCTGATGACATTCGCGCCCCCTTGCCGTCGTTGACGCTTACCGGGTGCTCAAGCAGCGACACGCTTGCCATGCCGTAGGCATCCTCAGTCGTCGCCAGCGAGCCCACGCCGTGCATCACGCCAGCGTGACTCCACCCTCCCCACGCATCCCAGTCGATCACGAGTGTGTACGTTGAGTCGGCACAGTGCTGCCGCACCCACTCTTGGCACGCCGTGCGGTACTCGGCCAGGGCGATTGTTCGCGGCCCGGCAAACTCTGCCGAGAACTGCTGCCGGTTGAGCGTCTGCGTGGCGAACGACGCCTGCGGGTAGGAACCGCAGAAGTTCGCCAGCACCGCTTCCGTATCGTCGGTGTTGTCGTTCGTGGCGATGTGCAGCCGCCACGATCGGCACTCGCCGACAAGCTGCACGAGCCGCACGAGGTTCGCGTCCAGCCTCGGCCCGCAGTTCCGGGCCAGCCCGACGATAGCCACGTCCGCGTCGGCCCACGCTTCGACGCCGATCGAATACACCGCAGCGAAGTCCGCTGCGAAATGATCGAGCGGATAGATGAGGTGGTCAGGCACTTTCATCGCTGTACCTCGCCCAAAGCCTTTGAGAGCCAGCGGAGCTTCTCCTCTCGCGGGAACACGCCGCATGGGTGGTAGACTAAGTCGCCAGCCTGCCAATGCCCTCCGATTTCGTCGTGCGAATTGGCTGGGCGATTCCACACGCACGAGTTAAACGATCGCAGCGGGGCAACTGTCAGCACGTCGCCGAGTGCGTCAGCGTTGGTGCCAAGCAACGTCTGCCACCCACAAGCCAGGCCAGCCCACCGGTCACGGTCATCTGCAATCCTTTGCAGCAGCCGTCGTGCCTTGGTGGTGTTCCGCCAGACCATGCTGCCGCAGTTCAGCCGATTCCAAGCAACGATCCCCTCTTCGCACACGGTGACGTGCGGCCCGAGGCAGGCCAGAGAATGAATCGGCACCGCCATATTCGTCAGGATCGTGTCGGCATCGAGCGTCCAAATCAGGTCGAACCTGTCGAGGTAGTGGCAGAGGAGGTCAGTGCGGCCCGCCGCCGTTTCGTATGGCTGATTGTCTGCCACCAGCGAATACCCGTGGCGTAGGCAATACTCAGCTTTATTGGGCAGCGTCAGTGTGGCAACATCGCGGATGTTCTCTGAGACGCTGGTGATGATTGCAACGCTCACTGAGTCAGGCACCCGCTGCGATTTTGGCGAGCTTGGCAATGAGGCTGAGTCTGTCATCGTATTGCGTCACATGGACAAAGTGCGGGGTGTCGGGCTTGTTCATGTCGCCGGGGTGGTGGTTCCAGACCGGCGGCAAGAACGTCGTCTGCTCGTAGAGTGTGGTGGGCCTGTCAAGTTTTCCATGCGGGCCGGGCTCAACGACGTAGCCCATCAGCCGCATGATCGCAGCCTGCTCCCACCACGGGTGATGAACAGCCTCGGAGCCGTCGACCCACGCCTGCTCCAGCGTCTGCTGCATGTTCCGCCTCACGACCCACACGCCGCAATTCGGAACGCGGCCACACTCGGTCAGATGCTCGACCACAGCTTGACGCTTGCCCGGCTGCAACTCGGCAATGATGTCAGCACCAGGCCATGCGATGACGACGTCGATGTCGATCCACGCCACCACGTCGTACCGATTCAGGGCGGCATACATTGCGGGCAGTTTCTGCCATGACGGCGGCCGCTCGCCGTCAAGATCGACAGCAAGAAAGTCGTGGCCGTGCAGCTGGGCATACGCTTTCATCAGCGGGGCAGTGTGCTTTGCCATCGCGGCGTGCGTGCCGCCGCTCCAGCCGGTGAGAATCAGAGACTTCATCGGCTCACACCTCAGCCCATTCGCTGCCGGCCCTCTGAAACAGAATCACTTCGACGCAGCCCACCTTGCGGGCGATGTCTGCCGTGGCTGGTGAGAACACTGCCAGAGGCTTGCGGCTGTCGATCACGCCGGCACCCAGTAGCACTGCCGTCAACGCCGTCGCCTTGCCGGTGTTGCGGTAGCGATCCTCGACGAACTGCTCGAGCGTCTGCATGGCTCGCCAAACGTGCGAGCACGCCCAACCGACCATCGCACCGTCACAGTGCCACACGGCGATCGGCGTGCAGCTGCTGCCGGCACCGTCCAGCACCGTCGCTACCTCAAGCTGAAACTCGCTGCCCGGCCGGGATAGCCGCGAGCGGATGGCGATCATGTCCCGTGGGTCGAGCCCGTCGATAGTCGCCAGTGTGATTTGGTTCATTGCACCCTCACCGTGGTTCGTGCCTCATCGCCCCAAGACTTCTCGACGATCAATCGCCTAACATGCGTGTCGTCAAACAGATCCTTCAAAGAATCCAGACAACTTTTTGCCACGTTGTCGACGTCCGCTCTCGGCAGTGCCGGTGCCGACGGCTTCACGCCACGCTTGTTCATGTGCGACTTGGGGCGAGCGAACACTGCGTCGATGATGACCTCGATCGGCTCGCTCACCGGCAGTAGCCCCGCCTCAATCGCCGCACGCAATACGCCTGCACGGTACGCATGCACCGGATGATTCGACGGCACATACGCTCTGGCGAATCCGCCGCGTGTGCTGACTCGCACCCGTGGCTGTGGCACTGGATCGCCTGCGACGCTGAACGTGATTGGCTTCATGCACAGAGCATCGCAGCAGCGTCAAGTAATCCACGCCGAACGATTTAAGACCTCGAAGTGCCGCATCACGGGACGCA